AAACATTTTCTTTTTAATACCTGCCAGTGACAATAACTTCCAAAACATTTCCGAATCACCTTCATGCTTTTGTGTTGTACCAAAATGTTTGTTTGCAAATTCATTCACAGATAATATGTAATGTTCTTTGAATGCTTTTTGTCCTTGCACATTGCTTGTAAATCTCATTGCTGTGTATGGCGAAAATGTTTTCTTTTCTTCTTCGTCGAGTGTGTTATACCACTTTGAATTGGCCATATCAATGTTATACAACATTTGATTTAAATTTATTTTTTTAGTGTTTGTTGCCATTAAAACAATTCCTCAGCAATCCCCAATACTTCTGCTAGTAGCAATAGAAATCCTGCTATTAAAAAATTACCACCCATTAAAAAGCCACATCCAACTATTCTAATAAAACTTTTTACCAGACTGATATAAAAATGTGCCTTGCCCGGATCTTTTGTTGCTATCTTCATATTTTATTTGCCTTTCTCTAAAATGTCAACTGTTTCTTTATCTAAAATAAAATTTTCCACCACCCATTTATTTCCATCTCTTGTCCAATGATCATCAGTATCAGATATTGATAGAGCTGTTTCATTTCCGTATTCTTCTTTTATTTTTTTCCAAATACCACCATCACCATGATGTCTGTTAAACTCTAATAATTTAAAATGTTTAAAATTATAAAGTTTATGCATATTACTATACAATTTCTCAACGTAAGACTGTCTATGTTCTGATATTGCCAAATTATCTAACCAGTGTTTTGCATAACGTTCCTGTGCATTTGGTGAATAAACTTTAGATAAAGAATTAGAACTAGGCGTCATTGTTAATCTAGTTCCTCCACCACTTCTCCATAGTTCGCTACCTATCAACAGTTTCTGATAGAAGTTATCATCTATTTTTCGTTTTTGAAATTCAAATTTATTTAAATCATCATATCCAATAACATCCTGCATCACTCCTACTCTTGGGTGATACGTTCTGTTGATTAAAATAAATTCTATATCATTTATTTTTGCATCTAACAAACACCAAGTTGCATAATCAATACTACGGCCACCTAATGCATAGTTGTAATAATCATGCTGTGGATATTTTTTATACAATTGATATGGCCAACTGATTGTGTAATCATCATATGTTTCAATAGATGAATAACTACAACCAAGTATTGCAATCTTCACACTAAATCTCCTACCTGTATTTGATCAGGAATCTGATTCAGTTCTTTTGCGAAGTAAACACAATTTGGTTTATCGCCTGTTGTTAATGGTGCTGTCAAAATATGTCCGTTTTTTAATTTTGGAAAAAACCATTTTACTTCTTGAAACACATTTACTATTTTAACTTCTTTAAAGTCATGTGTATACCCCGAAAATGGATTGTATGTAAATGCTTCGAATCCTCTGTCATTTAAACTAGTTAATGGAACCATTTCACATTGCCCCATTTCTTTTTCTCCAATCATTATACTCCAATCCATTGGCATTTCAATTGTCTGGCCTCCGATATCAAGTATTACTGCTGGTGCATTAAATGATTCTAAAAATATTAATGGAATATAAAAATAATCCAATGCTTTCGGCGTTGTACAATCTAACACACAGTATTGCAAATCTTCTACTATTGTTGGTACTGCATTTAAGTTGTACGTATTATTATCAACTGTTAATATGTTCATTCTATGTTTACTTTCTCAATTGTGAAAGGATAATTTGCTTCCTTATAAAACTTCTTCCTTGTTGTCAAATGACGTTTAGAGAATTTACAAGCACTTGTTATATCCCATATTTCTACATGGTCTTTGTCTTCTGCTTTTCTTATACCTCTACCAATCGACTGTATAACTCTTACAAAAGATTTACCTGGTTCTATCAATACCAAATTAAATATTCTTGGTAAATTAATACCCACTGCCGCTACACCATATGTAGCAATAATGACTTTATGTTGCTCTGTAGCAATTTCATCATATTCTTCTTCTCTGTCTTCTAGTTTAGTCCTACCTTGTATAAACACCGAATCAACAATTATATCTTCAAGTGCTTGTCCTGTTTTAATTCTATCAACTAAAATAAGTGTGTTTCCTTCTGCTCTCATTGTGTCAACCAAATCAGCAATAAATTGTAAACGTGTTTCATTTGTTACTAAAAATGTTTGTTCACCTGCATAAGTTGAAAATGCATTTGTTTCTTGTGTTTGTATAACATTAACATGACAGTTTGCCAACACACCTTTGTCTTGAAGTTCACTTGCTGATAAAGTATTAATAACTTCACCCAAACTTGCCTGTAGTGATGCTTTTTCATAATCTTCTTTTGGTATAGTACCTGTAAGTCCCCAACGTATAGGAACTGTTGCAAAAGGACCTGTTAATAGTGTTTTAAGTACGTCTGCTTTGGCTTGATGCACTTCATCTACCATAACACATACTACGCCTTGTAAAAAGTCTCCAATACTGACTTCTGCTTCAAACTTTTTAGTTTTTTTAAGCATATTGTTTAGACTTTGCCAAGTGCAAATTGTGTGTTGCTTATCAAATTCTTTACGTTCACCATAATACACACCAACATCTAATCCCAGTGTTTTGTAATCACCTTCTGTTTGTGTAACAAGTGATTTGTTAGGTACAATTACAATTGATCTTCCATATGGTTCGACTAGTTGTGATAACGTTGCCGTTATAATTGTTTTACCAGCCCCGGTGGCTATTTCTTGTAAGCATTGTGGATTTTCTAAGAACTTGTTTATAGTTTCTACTTGATAATCTCTTAGGACAATTGGTTGTCCTGCTTGTGGATGTTTAGGACCCCATGTTTTTTCAAAGTGTAAACTTTCATCAATTTTCTCAAATTTAAATTCATGTGGATCTCTATTATCTTCAATATCAATTTCATAATCTTGATCTTCAATTATTGGAAGTATCCTATCTAACAAATTTAAATATGTCCTACCGCCAATATCACAAAAACGTATATTTCCATCCCATCTACCTAACTTATAAGCAGGCAAATGATATGCATACGGTAAAAAGAATTTCAGTTTATCAGAAATTTTACGCCTTGTTATTACGTCAAGGCCTTCAAATTTCACATTGACTTCATCTCTAATAATTAATTTCGCGACTTTGGACATAACACTATAATAACTTATCTGTAATAAAAATGCAAGAGATTACTTGGATTCGTAAACAATCTGGCCTCGAATATCAACTGGTAGTTCTTGATAGTAGCCTTGCTTATGTATTAATAGGATAATTTGCTTCAACCTGTTTGTATATTCTTCACCCAGTTCACTCCATGCAATTAAAAAATTAGAAAGTGTAGTTGCATTTGTGTAACCGTACATTTTAATTTCCCAAGATCTTGCATCTCTAAATTCTTTATACGCAGGATGATTATTTAATATTTGTATATAATCTTGTACACATGAACATAAAGATCTATACTTACGAACTCCCCATGGAGCATTTGGATTTCCTTTGGCTTTCATATGTGGAATTTTATTCAAATCCCAAGTTCTAATACCAAAGAAGTTGTTACCTTCTTTTGCAAATCTTGATTGCCCCCAAGCACTTTCATATGCCGCCATGGCCACAATTAAATCAAATGGTACTTGTCTTTCTAAAGGATAACGTTTGTGATCAATATAAAGGCCTTCTACACATTTAAAAATTCTTTGAACGAAGTCTTTATTATCCTTAATTGGAGTACTATTAAATCCAACTGTTGTTGTACTTTCTTTTGCTACTGTTTGTGGAAAAGAAGTAACTGACAAAATGCTTATAACTAGCAAAACCAATAATGTATTCATCTGCTTCATCATAATAACTATAGCATATTTAGTTATTTTGTCAAGTGATTTTGGCTAAATAATTGTATGAAAATCAACGATCTTATAGGTGAATGGAAGGGCAAAGTGCCAACTTCCGTGTGTAGAAGTGATAAAAAACTTGGTGCATCAGATGAGGCCAGTTGTAAATCACAAGGTTTACGTGCTAGAGATAGTGGTAAAAAACATGATGGTAAAACCTTAAGAGGTAAAAAAGTACGTGGCCAAAAGTATGGCGGTCCTCTTAAAGATTATTCTTAGATTTATTTTTTAACTTATACAATTCTTCATTAAGATCTTTTACTCTTTTATACAAAGAATATTTTTCTTTAACTTCATCTTGAATTGTTCTTTTTAATTGCTGTATTTGATCTTCTTTTGAAAGTAACGACCTACGCATTTGTTCCATAGGATCATCTTCATGATTTTTCCAGCCATATTGTTTTGATTTATCTTGAGTTTTTGCTGTATAGTTCGGCATCATCTAATCCTGCTACTCTAAGTTTTACAATGTTATTAATTTGAAATTGCTTGGCATCAATTGCTTTTAACAAGCC